CTACTTTGATTTTCTTGCACGATTCTCATTCATTTGATAATGTGGCGAATCATAAAAAGAGTTCCAATTTCCTCCCCACTCATTTTGAGGATGAAGAAACTCCCAAAAATCGCCAATTTGCTGAAGCTCTTCTTTATTTTCAATAACTTTTTTACCTCCAATTTTGAAAAAGAAAATATCTCCTGCCAATCTTTTTTTATGGAGAGAGTTTAACGTTTTACTTAACCCAAGTTCAACATACCTTTCTTGTTGATAATCTGTTCGGGCTACTTCTGCCAATACACCCTCATACCCTATTGAGTAGGCAAATTGTATAAGTAGGGAAATATTCCTGGTAAATATTCTTTGCTTATTCGATAGTGTCATGATGCCTTTCTTAAAAGTTTCTTAATTCCTCTAATTGGCTCAAGCCGAGTTTTCTCTTTGAGTCTGTGATGACCACCTCCCGACTTTCTATTTGGCAAAACAAGACGTAATACCTTGAATATTGCTGTAATTGCAGAATAATTCTTTACTGTTGGGTAATAAGCCACTACAATTTCATAAAGTGCTAAAACAAGCCCTAAAAGCTCATATATAAAATCTTGATTATCCATTATTATTGTTATTTCGGTGTTTCCACCAATAGATGATTTGTACAGCCATAAAGAAAAATCCTAGTAATGCTGTTGTAAATTGAATATATTGGATTACATCTGCAAGAGACAAACTCCAACAACACAGTCCTGCCCACCAAGCACCTGCTTTTTCTAATAAGTAATTATATGTTGTTTTCAATTTATTCATAATATTTTACCATAGCTTGGCTGGACAATGAATTATTACCGTTTTACCTGGTAATTCAATAGTTTTGTATTTCGTTTTTTCTCTCACTTTACACCAACACCCCTCACACTCTTCTTTTTCATTCAATTTTTCACAGGTGTTCTTCAGGCAAATTGAAAGCCGACGGTATCGCTCCTGCTTAGATACCAACTCTCCTAAATTTTCTGCAACAGTTTCTGCTATTTTTTGTACCACCTTTCTCATGTGTACCACTTTTTCTGTTTTGACTTTCTTTTTTTACAACATCCCTTTTTCTCCTCTTTCTTATCCGTTGGAATTTCAAAGGCAAAACCGCCTGTCGGTTCTGTAGCACAATTATTGTTTTCCTCAGTCCCACATCCCCCTGTCTCCACTTTTGGAAGTCCTAAATAATTAGAGTACCCTTCTGGAAATTGACAAAGAAATTGATGGAGGTTGTTAAAAAGAATCTGTACATCAGTTTGCAGCTCCCGACTATAGGTGGCAAGCTCTTTGCCATCAAGTGCTTTCATTGACCCATCATCCAATTTAGCCGTTCCCTTCGACGTATGGCGGTATGTAGAAGGATATAGATTTTTTCGGGCAATAGCAAAAGCCAAAAAAGGACACATGAAAGTCTCCCACATATACTGGAAATACCCACATCCTCCAAAAATCCCTTCTGGTTCAGGCTGCACATCATTTTCCCAGTTCTCGCATTTGTGTTTATACACCTCCATTAGAAACTCCAATCCAAAACAATCACACCAACTTCCGACAACAACAGGGATGAAAGGACATACCAAATTTGGGTCATATGTTTTTGAGAATGGCCCCTTTGATTTGACTTCATCAGGAGTAATTAGATTTTTGTAAAAATCAAATATTCCTTTTTTTTTAACTGACTTTGACATTTTGATTGGTTTGTCTAAGAGTAGCAAGTTCAAAACCTTCTGGTCGCAAATTCCCTTTGGCATCAGAAAGCGGTGGCATTCCATTCATCGCTCGAACTTCATTAATAGTCATGGTACCAGATGGATTCATTTCCACAAATGGATTAATGCCTTTTGAAACATCTACACTATATCCACTAATAGATTTATCATGACCCATCCACTGCCCCCATTCTCTCAAAGCAGTATTTATAAATCTGCTTAATATTTTATTTTGAGTGGGCCTAATTATCTTTATTGTTGCCAAATTAATGGCATCCGATATTTCTCTACTTCGCCCAATGGAATTATTCTTTGAAACACCTAATAAAATAGGCGACCAATGTTCCGACTTTAAGATATTACGCTCTGCATCTAAAAGAGACTCTTTGATGTAACTATAATCATCATTACGTTGCAGATTGTGCACTTTAGAGAACATCTCTGGATCCTGAACAAATCGGGTAATAACACTCTCCTTCTGCACATCTTCCAATCCTTCAATCTCCATATTGGTAAACTTTTGGAGAAACATATCTTTAATGGCTTTTTGCTGTTTTTTAGTGAGCGTTTTTCGCTCAACCAATTCGATAAAAGTATCTGCGGCAAAACCGTCCTCAACCCGACGAATAACATGACAAGGAGAAAGACATTCTAACATTTGCCATTTAATAGATGACGCTCCTGAAGGAACACCATAAATTTTACGTCCTATCTTCTCATCTTTTATCCAAATTGCCATACGCTCCTCTTTTCCATTTCGCTCCCACTCTCCTAATCGTATTTTTGTTGGAGGGTGTCCGTTAGAAGAAAAGACATTTTTCTTTTTGGCAATTAGCACATATTGTTTTCCCCTCTGCTTTTTTGGCTTAGACAAAACACAGTCAGCTATTTGGTGAACATATACCTTAAAATATCGCTCCCCTAAAACCGACCCTCTAACAAGTTCAACAACAACATTTCCAAGTCCGTAATAATTCCTGAAAGATTGTTCTAGTAATTCATACAGGTTTTCACCGTCATTGTTCTTAGACTCCAAGAAGTCTGCAACCAAATCTCTACCCTTATCTTCAATGCCAACAATATGCTCTTTGAAAAATTGAAAAGCTGCAAAAATACCTGAACGGCTTCTACGATTAATAGTGAAGCCATCTCCCATTGATAGCCAAGTTTTATCTCCAATACAAGCTGAACGTGTCGGAGAAAGTTCTGCAAGACATTGAAGATTTCTGACAAAATCAGTTCCATTGTTATACCAACGATGATAATCATAACGATTGGTGTTATGAGTACCATCATCTTCTGTTGGCAATGGGGCAGAAGGAGCTATGTTTTTAACAGGCAAAAGAAATCCAGCATTTTCATGCTGGATTTCTTTGCTCCTATTTTGATTTCCCCTTTTTCTATTTGAGCGTTTTTTCGCCATAAATAATCAATTATTATTCCCCTTCATTACCAGTCTTATTCCCTTCCTCCTTGGCCCTTGCCGCTTCCATTTCCGCTTTGGCTCTATCCTCGGCTTCTTTAGCTAATCGCTTCACCTTGTCTTCAAATTTCTTTCTCGCCTTGTCTTCTGCTTCCCTGATCATTGCTTCCTCTTTCTCCTTGGCCTCCAACTGCTCAAGTAACTTGTCCACCAAATCATCTTGCTCATTCTTCACCTCATTGTCAGGTCGCAAAATTAGCCCACTGTAAAGACCAGGATAGGCTAAGTGAATCGCTTTAAGCTCCTTTTGGGTGGCGACAGGCTTATCTTTATAGGCTCCAGCTCTTAACGGTTCGGCAGCAATTATGATAGACCTTCCTCTAAATAGATTGTCTGTATGTATCTGCGGACTACCATCTGGATTAACCCGATATTTATTATTCATAGCTTTATATGAGTTTTCAAAAAATTAAAAATATGGTTTAAGCCGCAATTGGGAACGCACCCGCTTGGATGCATCTCGCCCATTTTTGGGTTGTTGTATTGAGCGTAATTACTCCTTCGTTGGAATCATTTTCTGGATTCACTCCTGTGGTTGTTGATGTTCCATCTGCCAAATACAATTTACTACAAATAAATGCTTCTCGTGCCGTAAGCCCAGGCGTTTCGTCGTAGTCAGCTCCTACCTGCCAGTATTTGCCGTTGCAATCTTTCACGATTGCCAACATTCCACAACAAGATTCATCTTGAAGGGAAGTTAGGAGTTCCCACATTTCAATTGACATACAGCTTTCCTTGAACTCAATTTTATGTGCAATATTTGAGTTACAGCCTTTATTTTTTGTTGTGTAGGTCTGTGTCCAGTAAGCCGTGTCTTCTTCAAACTCGTAACATTTAAACCGTGGCTCAGGCTGTGCAGGATTTATAAAAGTGGCACGAATAGACCCGTCAATATCTAAGACATAGCCATCTACATTGGATTTTTCATTAAGATAGATGGCTGCAACACCTGCTTTACAGCTTTTGCAATTTTTTGCACCATCGGCTGTTGTTGTGCCGAGTTTGTAATTCGAAAGAAACAAAAGTACGTGAACTTTTTTTTGCCCAACTACCTCAATATCTTCTTTTTTATATATTTTTTTCATATTTATTTTGAAATTTAATTTATAAGGCAATTAATTTTTTGCTGTCTGAATTTGCGCCAGTTCGGGCAGCGACAGAAAGTTCTGGATTAACAAGACCGCCACCAATTTTAAACTCGCTTTCTGAATACATCCATTCGTGGTTAAGAGCTTCCCTTGATCCTTGCCAAATTTCCATTTGCGGCACTGTTGAACGAATATTAGTACCGACTCCAAAGTTATTGTGCGCTGTTAATATAGCTCTATGGTACTGATCATCTTCCTCTTGGCACATGTACGCCATATCAAAAAAGTCCCAATCAGATTTTCTTATCACATTTACGCCGCACCATTTGTAGACTCCATCTATTGGCGTCCCATTAATGAACAAGTTGTAGGTTTCGCTAATTTGTCCTTTAGGGTCTTTGAGACAATCAATGTAGTTATCAAAAACGCTTTCAGATACAACAAAACAAATCTGGTTCTTTGGGAATGTTTTCAGAAGCAAAGAACGTTTTTTCCACATTTTTTCAAAAAGGGTGATTGCGTATTCTTCGGGAAGCTCACCTTTCGGAATATCAAGGAAAATTCTTCCATGCTCCAATAGATCTTGCCAAATCCCTTTGCAACGACTAAGCATGAAAAACAGGCGTTGATTTTCTTTGTCAGTGAGATTCGGGCAATGTTTCCAGTCTTTTAACTCTAAATTAGTGTCACCAAACCAGATGGATTGATAAATATTGTTTTGCAAAGAATTCCGAATCCAACTAGTAAAGGCAAACCAGAAAGCACGAGCTTTTTGGTTATCCGACCAAAAACGGAGTCCTTTTAATTCTCCAGAAATGTAGTCTTCCATGCAAGGCAAAAACTCATCAATACATTGCTTGAGATAAGTCGCCCAATCACAGACGTTTAACTCTCCTTGTCTGCCAGTTGAGCCGCTAATGTACTTTTTATTACATCGCTGTGGCGCACCCATCACAATCTTAGTACCTCCAATGTAGGTCATTGGGATTTTTTTCTCAACATTTCTAAATACCCTGTACAGATAACTATCCATGTTCAATGGATTGTTGTGGGTGAACATCGGTTCAAAAATGACCTGACGCTGAGTCGTTGAGTCGTTGTTGATTGTCGTGATGAGTGAGCCAACATTGGCTCTAAGTAGCACCACATGAACCTTTGTTTTTTGAATAGGAATAGTTTTCATGTTTATAAGTATATTTCTTAGTTTTCAAATTTGTTTATAAGCCGTCTCAATTCTTTTAAGATTACTTCGTTTTCGCAGCCTTCTTCAGGTGTTGTTTCTGTTGGCGTTTCTTCTGTTGGTGCTTTTTGCCCTTCAAAGATGACGTGTTGAGTGTATTTGCTTGTTGGTAGAATTCTTGTGCCAAAGTTTGTCGCCAATTCTCCGCCCTCGAAGTTATTCACGACGGCAACGCCGTTTTCCAAATCAAATCCATCATCACCGGTTGTCCATAATGTGCCATTTCGTACATTAGGTACTCCAACAAGTATCAGGTCAGATTCATCGTCAATATTTCCAAAAATTCGATAAGTCTTTAATGTATTTTCTCCGAACTCTACCTCAATCTTGTAAAGGTTCAGTTCTGGTTCTACAAAGATTATGTGATGGTCATCGAAATTGCTTCGACGAGAAGTAAAACTATTTTCTTCATCTGCTGATGATAGGGTGATACGCACCTTTCCTATTTTTCTTTTATGCTCAATCGGTGTAATTTGTAAATCTTCATCAAATACAACTTCACCAGAATGTTTTGTTACCCTAATATGTCCTATCTCTCCATTCTTATTGTATTTCTGTCCATCATCAGATTCCCAAGCATTCCCATTATCAAATACATCTATCAGGTAAAATCGATTCTCACATAAAGTCTCTAAATCATTAATACTTGTATAATCGATAGTTTGGTAAATTCTCTCCCCTTCAAAAACGCCCCCATCAAATATGTGTTGAGCATCGTACCAATCAGCAAACCCCATTCCCTCAACTCTTTCTCCCTCGCTTGCTTCAATCAACTTGTAGCGAATCCAGTCCTTTGTTATTGTCTCTGGATTTCTGGTGAGTGATGTACAAACTATTTCATAGAAATTTGAAATAATATCAGGTATTGAGTATTCCATCTTTTTCACAGCTTCTGCACCAATTCCATATTGAACGTACTGCTCATTCATTGCACCATCTGCAAAAAAGAATTCATTGGCTCTTATTGCAGACGTATTATAGTAGTCATATAGATGACCGTTCCAATTATATTCATTTGCAATCTGGCGACCAATATATTCAGCCCTGCTTTCTTCTAAGAAACTATTGGCACTATCATACTTCCAATTGGCATCAACAGTGAGATTCGTAGGACACCACCAAGCATGGTCTAATTCGTGACCCAACAGTCGAATATCAATATCTTTTGAAAACCTAAGCTCTCCATAAGCAGGAATTTTATATGCCTTAGAAGAGTTCTCGAATTTTGTAAATACAAAAGGTAAGTCGCTGGCAGGATTGCCATAGGCTTTTTCAAGCCATTTAATGATATATTTCACCTTTGGCTCTAATTCGTTTATTTCTGCTTGCGTCCACCCTTCTGTCCTGTCGCCTGTTCTGCCATCAATACCATATTCACGATTCCATCTATATTGAAATTCATAAGATTTGTGTGCAAGTGGCTTCCTCTTAATCGGCATAACCTCAATACTCCCTTTCTTGCTCTCCTTGCCTTTGTACCTTGCTTTGATTTGAACTGTCAAAGGCGTATCATAATCTGTTAGCTGCAAATCTTCTGCACTTAGATACGAAGTTGTACTTCTGTCACCTCTTAGTGCTTTAGCTATTAGGCGTTTGTCGCCTTGATAGATGTAGTACGTGAATCCGTCCGCTTTTCCTGCTTCGAATCGAAAAGAAAATGACATTGGAAAGTGCTGTAATACTTCCGTAATAATAGGTGTCTCAACGCTACTGCTTTCACGCTCGTCAATCGGAGAAGCAAGAAATAAGCGTTCAAACTTCCTGTCGGCTTCGTCGTTGTGGCTCGCTCCTGCACAATTGCACAATTCGCCAGCATCGCCTTTCAATTCGCAATTTTGCCCTTGTAAGGAAAAAGCGAAAAGGATTGATAATATGTAGATTAGTTTTTTCATTTGGAATTACAATTGCATTTTGGGAAGGTTCTATCTAACTCATTTGGCGGCGTGCCTTGATAGAATGGTGAAAGGTCGTTAGAGTCAAAGCAAAAAGAGCTAAAAACAGAATCAAAGTTATCAATGATATAAGAAACAGTACTATTTTGATTTACGGGACTCCCAACGGAATAATTAAGTCCCAAAAAATCAAAAAAGTCCTTAATATTGCCACTAAAAGAAGATGAGACGTTAACGCCATTGCAATCACGTAGAATCCAATTTGTGGTTTGGCTCAAAGAAATTACATTATCAACAGTAAACACACGTTGATTACAATCAACTTCCATCCAAGTGCTTACAAATGTTTCTCCATCTATAATAGTTTCATTCAGGTTTTTTGAATTTCCACTACAATCTCCTGATTCATAGTAATTTCCATTCAAATCTTTTGTCAAGTTCAAAATTTCACCATTTTGCTTTGCAAACCTAGGCGTGTTGTCAGCAGCACACCAGACGCAAACATTTCTACACTTCTCACAATCAACAACAGCTTTCAAGCGAACATCATCACATCCATCAATTCCCAAAGAAAAAAGATAACTTCCTGCTTCTACGCCATCTAATTGCAATATTCCATTTCCGTTTTCAGTAACAACACCTTCAATGACCGTTTCGCCTTGAACCAAAGATATTGATGTTACGCTTGTACAATCATCTACAAGTACATGATATTCTCCCTTACAACTAAGTGACAGTTCTGTTACGGGTTCGTTTCCGTTGTTGTGGTCTACTAATTGGAACTCGCATGAACATTCGCCTCCCTCACAATTAATTATGCTTGTGACTGGTTCGGGTGCTTCTTCGCAAAGTTGGTAGGTGGTATATCCCACCACGACTTCAACCCAAATATCTTTCAAGATTTCTCCTTGCTTGTTCACTGGATTGACTCTGTAAGATTCCAATTCACACGATTCACAATTAACAGGCGTTCCATGTACATACCCCCCAAATCCACCTAACAAATTCGCTCCTGTTCCGACAGTACCATTAACCCCAAAGGCATATGTGCCATTAAGATTATCAGTTAAGGCTTGGGCTAAGAGAAAAGACCATGCCTTTTTCTCTCCCAAAAACCTTATATCCGTTTCGCAATCTTCGGCGCAATTAGTCCTAATAATTGATATAGAATATTCCTGCCCTCGTTTGAAACCAATTGCATTTTGTCCGCCCAAGTTCCAAAAATATTGATTTGAAACGATGCCTTGACCGCTATCAACTCCCATCATTACAGAACCTTGTCCTGTATGGGATCCAGTGAAGTTGGGCAAAGGAACAGGAATGTATGCACTGCCATCATGAAATGTTGCATTATCGTGATGTGGAAACTTCCAACATTCTGTACAAGGTACTTCTGGAAGTAGGCTCTCTACCTCGATGATTTCTGGCAATTCACTTGAACTGACAGAAGCCAGGTTAAGCAGATCTATCTCGCCATCTGTATTGGGCATCACGTCAATGGTCAATGTTGCCATTTCTCCAACAGCCAAATCGCCAATAGTCCAATCAGGAGCTATATAAGCCCCTCCTGAGTCGTCGCCAACAATTGTCAATCCCATAGGAAGCTGGTCAAAGACCATTACATCTGTTTGGTCTACATCTCCATCATTGATGACGGTAATCGTGTAACTATATTCAATACCATCCTTGTAGGCTGGCGTCCCATCTGCTGTTGTTGATTCTGTATTGGCTTGTTTTTCAATCGTGAGTGATGGCGTTTTGCCAATACACTCACCGCCATCACAGATTTCATTTTCTTCACAGGACACATCGGCACAAGGATCTGTAATTACACATTCCCCATCTTCACATGCATATCCCTCATCGCATTTCACATCTGCGCATAGGTCTATACATTCCCCATCTACACAAACCAAAGGCGGTTCGCACATAACCCCCTCGCAAGGGTTATACTCACCTCCTCCCTTAATTACTGTACAGCCAAATTCGCTGCATAGAGTTTTGTTGAAGCCGTTATAGACACAGGTTTTGCAGACCTTGTAATAGATTATGTAATAGGGTGCATCACTACCACTCACAATAGAAATATCAGTCCCATCATAGGTGATAAGTCCGTTTTCAGACTCAAAGGCAATCACATCACCCACTACATCGTAGTTGATGGTTGCTTCATCGACTTGGTTGGTCCAGGTCATACCATCAGGAGACTCAAAGACTTGGAAGTTTTCGCTTGAAACAAATTGTATTTTCGCACCTTCACATTCGCCAAGATTCACATCTGTAACTATCACGCAAGTTTCTTGGCTGAAAACCAAAGAAGAAAATGATAGAAGTAATATTAATAAGGTTGTTAGAAATCTCATGTCGTCTTCTTTTTCTTGGTTTTAGCTGCTTTTTTCGCTTCTTCTTCGGCTGCTTTTTTCGTTGCTGCTCTACTTTCTTCAATCATTTTTGCTTCTTCCTCTGAGCATTCAACGCTCACTGTGCCTGTTGGAGCTTCGCCTTCTGGTGCTTCAGGTGGATTGAATTCAATCATGACTGTTGCAGTAGATTTTTTACCACAGCATTCTAACTCATACTCAAACTCGACTCCTTTGAAGTCTGAAGGTAAAATTTCAGGTGGCGTATAAACAGCCATTCCATTTTCAATTTTCACACTTCCAACTTCTGGCTCTTTGGTGATAGTAATTGTAGGTTCTTTACAAGATTGTTGATCATTTTTTAAGATGTCCAATGTCATTGGAGCAGAAAAATCAGACGCAAAGTGGTCATCATTGGCTTTAACAGGAGGAAGATTATCTCCACTACCTCCGCAGCAAGCTCCTATTTGGGTTTTTGTCTCTCCTTTACAACCTTGTTTTGTGGTGATGTAATGGTTGATTGTCCAATTACCCATAGTAGAAAGGGCAGATACATCAGCCATTGGTTGGCTGTGGTCTGCTTGAGCTACCTCCGAATTTTCATCAAAAATTTCTGTGTACCAAGATTTCACTTCATCATCGCCATGTGTAGCAGACAAGTCTTTGAAAGTGATACTTTTTTTATCCTCTGAAAATTCGTAAGCTAGATAAGGATAACACTGTCCCTGACCACAAGGACAAATTCCCATATTGCTATAAAGATTCAAGGCGTTGCCTTTACTCGCTCCTGTATTGAGCCGATGTACTTTTAACTCTTTTCCGTATGCCATTATTTACCTCCTTTTTTCTTTTTGTTAGTAATTCCCATAGCTTTAGCTCCCGCCTTTCCAAGATGGCTTAAACCATCTAATTCTGCGGATTCTTCTCCATTGCCCCAATCACCATCACCGCCATTAGTAATACTTCCTCCTCCCGCTTTTTGTATTGCTTCGTCGAGTTTGTTTTGGATGTTTTGATTTTGCTCCTTAAACTTTTGGTCAATGATTTTTGCAATATCATCAGCCGACAAATCAGAGCTTTCACCACTATTTTGAGGTTTAGGAATAACACTTTTCTCAATATTCAAAACATTGGAAATAGCAGCCAAAATATCATCACTACCTCCTTTTCCTTCTAAGGCATTTTTCACCTCAGAGATTCGACAGTCGGCTTCTTCTGCGATTTCTGCAATAATCAAAGAACGGTCTTTACCACTATTGGTAATTGCATCCTCAATGGTTGAAGGATTGTCAGTATCACCAAGAGTATTTTTGACAATTTCTTCAAGTTGAGCACCAATATCACCCTTATCATCTTGTTGGTTTTTAGGTGTGATATTGAATTTTTCTTGTAAGTTTTTGAATAACTTGTTAAATTTTTCTTCCATTTTTGTAAAGAAATTTTTGTTTTCGATTTTTGGATTACTTGAAGCTTTAGGCATTAAATTTTCTGGAATTTTACCATATTTATTTTCAATGCTTGATAAATTGGCTTTGTTCATAACTTGCATTCCGCTAAAGTTAGGAACAACTTCATCTACAAACTTATCACTTACAGCTTCAGCAGAACTTAGATAGGTTTCTTCTTTCATGCGCTCTTGAAGCTGCTCATCACTCATACCTGTTTTTTTATGATAAATATTGCTGATGATATTATCTACTTTTTCAAGCGTATTAGCGGCTTTTCTCATATCATCTCGATCTCCCTCTGCCCATCCATTTGCACGATGATACATGTAAATACATTGCTCAGTCATTACAATTTTCTTACACCCACACGCTACAATCGTCGCTGCTGAAGCAACAAAACCAGAAAGGTATGCAGTTGTATTTCCTTCACAAGTAGATAATAAGTCATAGATGTTTAACGCATCATCAGCATTTCCACCAGGAGAAGAAATAAGCAAATCAATATCCTTTCCTCGCCCATAACGCTGTAAATACCATCTAAATTCCTGCTTGTTTATCCCCCACCATCCGCCTATATCTCCGTCAATATAAACGGTCAATTTGTTTTCGTTTGTTACTTCAAAAGACATTACATTTTTCTCGTTTTTGGGTTATGCAATAATTTAATTCTTGCGATTGATATACAAATAACGCTCAACACCAAAGAGATGTAAAGCAAAAAGGCATGTGCTTGTTCATTCAAACAAGCACATGCCTTTTTTAGGGCAATAAAAAAACCCAAGTCGTTAAACTTGGGCTTCTTCCTCTAATACAGATAAAACTTTTCCTTCCTTCGTAGCTTCAGTGATTTTGAGATAAAGCATAAACGAATCTATACATATTTCATACTGCCTACTGGAGTAGTATTTGGCTCTGAGAACGCCATATGTTTTCAGTCTCCCAATATCCACAGGAGACAGTCCACAACTGAACATCTCACATAATTCTTTTGGAGTGTACCATCTTTTACTATTCTTCATCTTTGATAGTTTTTGGGGGATAATGATTTGGGTAATGCTCTCTTAATAGATTGGCAAGATTAGGAGCTTGGTTGTACATTTTGCCTATACAAAAAACGCATTCAATCGTCCAAGTATCATCATAATTAGTCAAGTAATGATTAAAGATTTTAATCATTATAACCACATCTTCTTCAATGTAGGGCGCAGGACTGTCGGCAATTCTAAGAAAATTGCCCTTGTCTGCAAAGCTAGCCTGATTGTGAAGTTTATTGATTTTTTGTATTTGATTCATAAGAGATCTATTGTATTTTACACCATTGATTTATACCAATTAATAGCGTACTATCTGTAAAACTAATTCCCTCTGTCATACCTGAAAAAGTGATAAATTCACAATCTTCAAGCTGATAGCCTATACTAGATACTGAAGTATCGTCAAAAATAATTATTGTACTTTTCATAGAATTTGAAGTTATATCTAAAAGATGATTTTCATTATCACAACTAACATAACTACCTGTAATATCACAAGTATCATTTTCATCTTTGGCACATCCAACAAACGCTATAAAAGACAATAGAAAAACAAATAAAAACTTTTTCATAAGTATTAATTATTAAAGGGTTAACAACATATTTTTAAAAGGTCTAAGTTAATTATTTCTTCTCCATTTACAACCTGTAAAGCCAAAATTTTGCCAGTGCCATCATTTGAATATATCGAATAATTTAAATTATCCGTTAATTCTATTCTAATTTCCAAAAGTTTGTCACATTTCCAAAACCTCATTTCACAGGTTTTCGGTGGACCGTCAATTCCTACGCAGCAAAATGGGTCTGTCACCCAAGCATCAATTCCAAATTCTGGTACAACAATATGATTTTGTTGGTCATCAAAATCGTTAATATTTGTAATTTTCAAACACCACCCTTGCAAATCACCAGATCCCATTCGGCTTGTTGGCAACCTATCCGCCATCCTAAAACCATCACGTCCCACTCTACCACCTGGCGTTCCAAAAAGTTCTATCATTTCAAATCTAATAGCAGTACAACCGGTTTGAATCTGTACAGGTGATTTGCCAACAAGCCCTGTGCATGTCCAAGAAGAAAGACTTTGCTTTTCTTCTTTTGTTGGAAGCCTGTAACGCTGAAACTCCATAGAGAGAGGGCATCTTACAATAGTGGTAAAATCCTTGAAATTTAACGGAATCCATTTAGTAGGAGATGAGTCTGTGTCCATTCTAATACACCACATCTTACGAAAAGAGAACTTATGTATTTCGTGAGGGCCAAAGAGCATTTGAACGCTATCTAGGTGTCGACTTCTTTTTAATATCAATTCAAGCAAATGATATTTACTTGCCAACCCCTTAATGCTTCCACCAAGAACAATATCATCAGAAAATCCCAGATTTGGGTCACTAGCTGTCGGGTCGTCATAATTCACCATATAAGCCAAAGGATAGTCATCCATTAAGTTTCCCGTTAACGGGTCTATCATTAAGATTTTGTCATTTTCAGGTCGGCTCATTCCGTGATAGTGCAATATTCTTGGACAAAACGTTTCGCCATAATCTTTTATGTCAATTCCTTCTGTCAAGGTCTGCTCCTCTGACATGATAAATGGAATTATACCATTTGCATTTGCCGAAACATAGGAAGGGATGCCATTCACTACAACCCTTACACGGCCTTCCCATCCATATCTTTTGTGCATAGTTCCTGCAAAAAAACTAGTAACGCACTTGTCCTCGCCTGATGCCAAAGTCTTTTTACTTTCAAATTTTGCCCTATATAGTGTATCGGGATAATTTTCTTTATGCCTTTTTTGATAATGATCATCTCCGTCGTTTTTGTACCCAAATATATCTCTCTTTGCAGTATTATTTTTATATCTTGCTTTCGTGTTTACATCGTTGTTGTTGAGCATTTTAGACGTTGCATCTTGTATTTGCCCATCTTTAAAAAATGGCTCAAACACCTCTCCACTCTGCTCGCCTCCATGCCTAATTTCAATACATATAGTTTTTCTGTAATTATCAGTTTCAAAACGCCAGTTGTAAAGTTTTTTCAAATCTTTTATCAAGTCAATCGCTTTTAAATTTCTTGGCATGAAATTTTTGAAATTAATAATATCGCCCTCTCCTTGATTTTGCGAGTAGTGATATCCGATTTTTGTCCCTTGCAACCTTGCATCTCTAACAAATGTTAGAAAAGCATTATCTCCTGTTTTCATCCAAATCACAAGTGACTCCCCCACTTGCAGCGTGACGGTAAATTTTTCCTCAATAGTAAAATCCTCTTCATTATCTGCTTTGTGAGTTGCAAAAGGAATTTGCGTACCATTTGGAGAAGGCTCTATCCCTCCTGCTGTCGGATAGGAAAAGCCAGCAGGCAAAACCTCATAACAAAACTGATAGTTCATGGGATAGTTATTATCATCTCTACCCGCAAGTAAAAGGTCCACACAAAAACAATAATTCCCACTTTCGGACACGGTACAAACAAGCCCATCGGTTCGTCCTATTATATATTCACTAAATTGTACTGAATTTTGATTCAAAGAAACAAGTGACTCGTCACAATGAGTATTTTCTTCATAATAAGTGGCTCCCTTGCCAAAGTGTCCCCACACAAAAGGAATAGTCTTTCTTTTAAAATCATTAGATTCGATGTGTGAGGATTTTATTTTAAATCCTAATTTTTTAAAAACCTCTTTTATTATTGGATAGATAAAAATTGCTGGTCTTAAATCTGTTGGCTTTATTCCCTCATGCCACTTTATGAAGTCATATCCCACTGGATAATAAACATAATCGTCATTTCCAGACCAGCTATTAACGATTGTCTGGGCGTTTAATTGATGGCCTGCTGTAACAGGGATACAGTCACACAGATTCATGTCCTCAAGCGGAAATACCCAACGTGCCTGTCCTCCCCAAGCATCCAGAACATAGTTAGCGCACTTTTTCTTGCCAATATCGGAAATGCATCCAATTCCCTCAAATACAATAAAACCACTTCCTAATATCTTTATCTCATATTCTCCTTTGTCTTTACTTGCATTGTCAGCACTAAACCCAAATATCTTGTTATTTCTTGGCGTATTGGGTAATTTCAAGTTAATGGTTTGATCCGACGGCTGACCTGTTGGGTCATCATCTTCCACTCCTTTTTCAATCGTGAAGTAGTCTTTTATATCTTCATATAAAAAATCAGCACCAAAGCCATTTATTAAAATTTGCGCTCTCATATTCTTCCTTTTTGTGCTTTGACTTTTATGCTGTTTTGCGTTTTAGACAATTCACCAACGAAAAGATTCACCTCAATTCTATCTATACGCTTATTTATAGAATCGGTTTTCCTGTCAATTTTGAGAGCAATGCCCTCGATGTTTTCTTGTATCTTTTTTGACATAGACATCATTTGACTGCCTGTCACCCTGCTTGATTCTACCACCTGCTTATTTGAGGTTTGCGTTTCAATTGTTCTGGTTATTATTCCGTAGGGAATTGCCGTCGGAACGCCTAACATCGCAGAAATGGAAGGAATTTGGATACTATCGGGTCTATTTTGAGCGGCAAAAGAATAAGAATGCGCCCTTTCTCCGACAAAAGAATCGCCCCCATTTTCCTCATTTATCTTAGATAGCTTTTCTTTTTTCTGCTGTGGTGTAAGATCTACATGATCTCTTATACTCCAAACTTTTTGCCGTAAAGCTGCATCGCTGCCAACATTTCGGTTTAGAATAATTACCTCGCCATTATTTTCAACAATCATTTCACCATCTTCTATTTCATATCTTTGACCGCCAACCATTACACCAATTCCCCCAGGCTCCTTTTCGCTATCTTTGTGGCGGTCGCCATGTGCCACGCCCTCGCTATCAACGTAGCCGTTGTCGGTTGTCTGCCCTACAGGGGTTTTGCCGTTTATGACACCACCTTTTTTAAATTTTTGTGACAATACTTTTGCTGTTGCAATAGCAGCACGGGTAATGGCGGCACCTGTCAATGTGATTCTAAGTGCTTGGCTAATATCTGCATTCACTAATGGATTTGCGTTGATAGCAGAAACCTCACGAACTGTATTAAGAACTATCTCTCCTATAGACAACGCCTTGATGACAGCAGCGTATTTTTTTCTGTTTGATTCATCTTGACTCAATAAATCTTTTGCACCACTGACAAATGTACCAATTAGGTCAAGTCTGGCATTTTGCAACGCCTTTTCATAATCGACAGTTCTCTGGATCTCGTCTCTTTTTCTCTGCTCCTGTGTTTGCAGCTGCTGAAACTCAAGGTCGTTTATTTGAGCTTGTGATGTCAGGAATTCTATAGACCCTTCTTCAACCAATGTGGATTGGTCATTAAGTTTTTCAAGCTGAATTTCCGCCAATCTATCTTGGTGTTCCTGCTCCGCTAGTTCTCTTTGCTGCCTGTACTGTTCCTCTGTTATTAGCTCGTTATCAAAAGTTTCAAGCAATCCAAGAAGCTTTTGCGATTTGGCTTGCGTGGCAATATTGATTTCTCGTTGTGAATCAAATTCGATAGAGGCAAAGGCTTCCTCTCTCAAAGATTCCTCTTTTGCTTTTTGCTCCTGTTGTATCTCTAATATTGCGTCGGCTTCTGCTTGTTTTGCCGTTTTTCTGACTTCTATTCTTTCAGCTTGTACGTCCTCTGATAGCCCTGTCTCTAACTCTGCTGTACCTGTCTGAGTGGTTTCAATCTCTACTTCAATCTTGGTTTTTTCAGATTGTAGGGCATCAAGGGAGTCTTGTAATTCCTCTAATTGTTGTTTGGCAAAAGTTAGCTCAAAAGTCTCTACTGGCACGCCTGTTGCGTCACTAACTGTCGTAGCAGAAGTGACGGTCTCATTAATTTCGGTTATTCGGGTTTTAATTTCAACTTCCTTATCTTCTAATAGGGAAAGTTCTTGTTCTAATTTCTGTTTTTCTTCATCAAGCACTTTGATTTTTAACAGAATTTCAAAATCCTCAATTTCGGAAAGTTCAGTTTTGAGTGTGTCTAATTCCTCGCTTTTTAGCTTTAATTCAGATAAGATTTCTATTTTATCTGTCTCACTCGCACTTTTCAATTTTTCTTTAAGCTCCTCAATCTCCTTATCTAACACCTCAATTTTGACGGGTAGTTCAATTACTTTTTCTTTGGCTTCGCCCTCTAATTCGCTCAATGCGTTTTCAGCGACTTTTATTTTAGCTTCAATCTCAAACCTCTTTTCATCGGTGGTAGCAAAACCTAATTCCTCATTTAATTCCGAAATTTTATCTTTGAGGAAATTAATGCTTCCTTCCAAAGCTTTTCGGGTATCATCACCTACTTTTTTGATACTTCCACCTGCGGTTTTTATGTTTTTTTCAAGTTTTTTCAATTCCTTACCAATAACTTGTTTTTCATTCAAGTCATCGCTTTCTTGTTGCTTCTGCTTTAGGTCGACATAAGCTTTTTGAAGATTCTCAAGTTTCGTTTTCGTTTGATCGAGATTGACGCCCAAATTACCTGCCGCCTCACTTCCTCCATCCTCTCCAAAAATTTCCGTTAGATTAAGATTTTCAAATTGCTTTAATGTTCTTTTTTCAACATCGATAAATGTGCCATTAAGTTCTTTTAGGTCTTTGTTGATTTTTGCTAGTTCTTCCTCTCGCTGCTTAATGGCAGCACTGTCTATACCTTCTGTATAGGCGGTGAAATCAAGGTTTGCAATTTGTCCCAACGTTTCACTTACGCCGTCAAAGAATCCTGTAGTATTAGCGAATCCTTGCTTATTTATGTCTGTGATTTCTCGCTGAACTTCTAAAGAACGCTGTAATAATTGGTCTGCTTCGGCTTTTCTTGCTTCGGTTACGATGTTATTGAGAAGCTGTTTGTTAAGGGACTTATAGCTTTTTTCAAGTTCGTCTATGCTTGTTTTTTCTGTTAGTAGATTTGGCAAGTATTTTCCATAGACTCCATTAATAGTATCAATGGCTCGTGCCTGCTTTGCCTTCGCTTGTACATCATCACCCGCCGCCTTAATTCCCTCACGAACGGACTTAAATAATTGGTCTAATACTCTTTTTTCGTTGGTGAATTTTTGGCTTATTTCCTTGCTTGCTTTTTGAAGGCTCTTGTATTTGGCGACTGTGTTGCTTTGTTCTCTATTAAGAATGATAAACGCTCCAACTACCGCTCCAACCGCCACAGTAATGAGTCCCAACGGGTTAGCTTTCATGGCTGTCCAAAGTGCTAAGACTGCCGTTCTTAGGTTTCCGCTAGCTGCGGCCATCGTGACCTTTGCGCCACTTGCTGCCAACGTATCAGCACGATTCAATCTAAGTGCTAGGTTTTCTAATTTTATGGCTGCCGTGTTTACAATAGTGGCGGCATTTGAAGCAAGCAGAACTGTTCTATATCCTGCGTAAACCACAATGAGGGCCTTGATAACGTCTTTATTTGCAAGTAGAAATTTTGACAGTCCGCTTGCATTTCTGGCAAGTGCCAAAATTGCTGTGCCTGCACCTTCAGCTTCCTCCAAAAATCCTGAGTCGGTGAATACGCTCGCTATCTCCTTTTTTACTTTCTCAATTACGGCTGCAAGGTTGTTATTTTTTGTCTCAAACTCTTTAAGTACTGAGTCGCCCTTTTCAAACTCTTTTCTTGAAAATTCTTGGCTTTTTCTAAGCTTATCAACATTTTGACTAAGTGCTGTAATAATTCCTGCAGCTCTGTTTGACTCAATGCCTGACTTTGCCAATGTGTCTGCAAGCGAATTAAAACCTTCTTCGCTAGACTTTACTGATTCCAAAACTAAATTCAAGGCCTCAGCAGGACTATTGCTCAATAGCTCCTTGAATCCTTCGGCTGTTGCAAACCCGCCATCTACAACCAAAGAAGTAAACCGTTCTTGGTTTTTTGCCACTTCAATTAAAAGAGCTTGATAAGCACTTGCGGCGGCTTCGTTATTTTGTCCGATTTCATCTAATACAGCACCTGTTGCAGCTAATTCTTCAAACGACACTTTGACAGTTTTGGCTGCTCCTGCCGTTCTTCTAAGAAAATCGACAATGAATTGCTCATTGGCTGTTCCTGCTGCGCCAAGTGAGTTGATAACAGAGCCTGCTTTTAAGAGAGCTTCATTGATAGGAAAATCATCAGTTATATTGAAAATCTCAACAAGTTTGGCAATGCTTTTGATTGCATCATCTCCCCCCAAATCTTCGCCTAATGCTACTTTGATTTTATCTGCCGATTCCGCAAACCTTAATAAATTATCTGCGCCTTGTTGCCCTAACTTCCCACCTGCCGCCACAAGTGCCAATAAATCCTTTTCCTGAGTTCGGGTATCTATCTTTTTAAGCTCCTTGTTAAGCTCTCTTATTTCGGAAATGGTTAAGTTAGTCGTTTTGGCCGCATCAGCTTCTGCGTCACTAATGTCTTTCAATTGCTGAATCACATCATCTGCACCCTGCAATCCGACTTGTGCAACAAATAATCCAAGTCCTGCATTAAGTGTGCTTTGAATGCCGCCAAATGCCGCTTTTGTTTCAGCAGCACTATTTTTTAAAGACTTGTTTATCTCATCAATTTGACTATCCGTCTTATCTAAGGTCGTGTTAAGACGAGTAATTTCTCGACGGATTGCGTTTGCTGACTCGCTCCCTTTGTCGTCAAGACTATCATACAATTTGACAGACTGCTTTAGTTGCTCATTTAATAGTTTTTTTTGAGAATTAAGAGATTGAAGCCCTTTTTCCAAGTTATCCGTTAGCCCTAATTTTCCAAAGGCGTTCAGAATACCACGACTATATTCGCCCACCAGTTCGTCGGATGCGGAAAGGTTGCGATTGAAATCGGAAAGCTCAACGTTATTTTCATTAATTTGGCGAGAGAGAATGTCTTTAGTTTGGGTGAGGTCTTTCGTCGAAAGTGAGTGTTTTTTGAGTCGTGGCTCTATTTCCTCTAATCTTTTTTGAAGTTGGCGCAAATCTCCCTCTGGAAGCTCGTCTCCTAATAACCTCAATTCTTTTGACAAGCTACCTGTTTGTTGTTGGAGTTTCTTGTAAGAACCTTCTGCAAATTCCAAAACTTGGGCATTTGCAGAAATGGACTTATTAAACTCCTTCATTGCCACCTGATTATCTACAATTCTTGTAGCTAAAGCTCGTTGAGTTTGTTCAAAATCCAATGTCTCCAAATTCAAAGACTTTGTAGATGGCAAAAGTTCCTCCAGACGTTGTTGAAACTCATCTAAATTGGTATCTTTTCCCAAACCTTTGAGCGCATTTTTTAAAAAATCTGCTTCCGCTTTAATCGACTTAAAGCTTCCTTTCGCTTCATCCAATCCTTGAAACAACTTGGTTTGGACTCTAATTTCTGTATTGACCTGTTTTTGTTGTGCTTTGAGAGCTGCTAATTCTGTGGTTAATGCCCCGATATTTTGTGCGTTATCGGTCTGCTTGAGCACAGTATTCACCTTTGAAATATCCTTTTCTAATTCATCTAAATTAGAAAAAAGCTTTTCAAAATCTTTGATTCTGACCCTAAATACTATTTCTCTTTCTGTTGCCATCTATCTATAAAATTTCAATTTCAATGGAGTATTCAAAATCTGATGAATTGCGATTCGTCTTATAATAGGATTGTGTGCCATCCAAAACCCTGACTTGACAATAATGTTTTTGTTTCTGTTGGTAAGGTTCTTTTGTTTCAACCTCTATAAAAGCCATTTCTGTTTCTTGTAGCTCTTTCAACCATTTTAATTCGCAAGATGTTGGATTGCAAAATGACAATCTCCAAGTATCTTGCTTTGTAATATTATATCTAATTGTGTTGATGTCATTAATTCTTTTCCACTCACGGAATTCACCTTTTTTAAATATTTTTGATGTTGTATCATTTATCTTTTCAGCTTTCTCGAAATTAAAGGAGTCTTGCTTGCCAAAGCAGTTTTTGAAATGAATGCGAACCTCCGTACAGCATTTTTTTTCAATCTTATAGACAAGCTTTTCAGTTGCTTCACCTCCAAAAAAAACAATTTTATAAGAGCAAGCATTGAGAGGCAGCCCCAATGCAGCAGGACCAACATTGTAACTGGTTGCCTGTAATGCAGGAAACGCCAACGGGGAGTTAAATATTGAATTCCCGTCACCATCATAAGCTGTAACATAGCCCCCTGTTTGACTAACAGGCATAACCGTTAAAAATTCATCTTGATTCCAACAAATACTTACTTTTCTTTTATTGGTATGAATCCAGTCTACGGGTGCATCAAAATTATAATTGTTTGATTCAGGTGCTTGTCTTGGTAGGTTGTTTTTTTGAATTTTTGAATTTGTTACAATTACTGTACTGGACATCACGGCGGTGTCTTCATTTATCTTTACGCAACCATCCGCATCTTCATAAATATCTTTAAATTCGACTTGCAACTCTAAGTAGGTGTCTGGATTATCAAAAACAGACCCACTATTTGTTAAAGCATGGAAATTACAACCAAGACAATCACGAACCACTCCACTAACATCAATACTAAAATAAACCAACTGCTCTCCATCTTGAATAAATCGGCAATCAGTACAGAATATTTCTTTACTTTGTCCATTGACAAAGACCTCATACTGTATTCCTGTACCTCCTAAATTATCAGTTTTCACATTGAAACCAATAGGACAGTACGCCGATACAATAATTCCATTTGGCTGATTCGTAATTTCTGCCATTTATTTAATAGTTAAAATACCTTTATGGAAATCAATAATACATTTGCTTCTAATAAAGTCCATTCCGATAATTCCTCCAATACTTTCTTTTTCAGAAATATGAGGAATAATGTCGGTCATGTCCATTAAATTCACCTCTCTCATCGTTGTAGTAAAAGGGGCATGCCCTCCTCCAATTTTCAGAAGGACGGAATCAGCCGATCTGTTATTTTCAATCTTCTTGCCACATGCTCCAATCGTCTCACTCTCTTCATCTTCCACCATCTCGATCTTAAATTCAGCCGACTTAGAAGAATCCAGACAGGTCACATCCGAACCTGTGTCAATAATCAAATTTGTACTTTCTCCATTAATTGTAACAGGTACAATTGGATGTCCAGATTCAGTATATTTTATTTTTGCTTTTCGTATCATGCTGTTGTTTTTCTAATGATGTTATCAATTTTGATTAATACTTCTTTTTCACCTGCATCGCCCACCGCCTTTCTCGCCGCCTCTCCTATGTCACGAGTGGCAACACCTATGAAATTGAGCCTTCGCCCATTTTTGGAATGTTGGTAGGAATTAAGCGTAGGAATGCCCTCTTTTTCATGTGTTTTCCCGATTGCCCAGGCTATTGAGCGGAGCTTTTTGTCATCTCCAACAAACTGCTTTACCCTGAGCCACCTAACGATAGCAGTTATATAAGCCCTACTTATCTTGAATCTCTGGCTACTCACTCCTTTGTCTACATAGATTCCATACCTAAATAAAGAGACCTCTAAACCATCTTCAAACAAATCCTTATACACCTTGTATTGCACCGAATCAATCAATTTTCCAGTGGTACGATGCCCCTGCTGAATCAACTCATTGATGATTTTTTCCGTGGCAATCCTGCCAAGTTCGTTTAATGTATTGTCTATGCTCATCCCTAACAGTCTACGCACCCTTCCTGATCCGTAATGGGAGGTCGTGGTGTTTCAAAATCATATTCAAAATTATCACATTCCGAATGCGTCCAGATTCTAAGCCTCGCACAAGTTCCGACTAGACACTTTGTGGTATAATCATACAAGGTGGTAATTTGGATTTTTGAATCTTCTGCCAAACCCATCTTTTTGCAAGCACTATCTTCGATATCAGGAAAACATGCCCCGAAATCAAAGCCTAAAAGCTGCTCTATAAATGATTTTAAAATGTTTCGGGTATCTTGTAATTGCTGTTCCCATGTCCTGTTAGAACAGTAATCATTTTCGATGCAAGGCAAACAGCCGCCACTATAATCGCCGTACATTCTGTCAAGCACTTTAAAAGTGAGGTCAAAGTATTCTTTATCAACAAATCTATTTTTGATGCACCACTGTTCGTTCGGTGGTGGCATTAAAAGAAGCGGATAGCTTAGACAAAGATTAGCAGGATTGTACCCACTGTCCTCCCACTCCTGAGAGTAGAAGTAATCCTTATTTTTGTAGATTTTTGTTTTTTCAAAATTGTCCGCTTCCAAATCGTCGTCAAATCCGACGCCAAATCCCTGCAATGCCAAGCATGGGTGTGGCGTGTCTTTTGGCGGTTTCATTGCTCGTGCAATCTTTCCTGCTGCTGTTTGTATATTTAGTGGGTTCATATTCTCGTATCGCTCAATAGTGGATTTTTTGGAACATGTAATATGAGTGTTAGATTTCCCTTGCCATCCAATTCCCCATGCCCCATCTTGTTTCTGTGCTGGTCGAACACTTCTTTTGTGACAGGATTAAACAAAATATTGGAATGGTGATTCACTGGATCCGTTACGCTTCCTATTGACTCTATCAATATCTTCAAGAACAGAAAGCTCCCTTCTTGGTGTCTTGAATTTCGCCTTAATGAATTGGACAAACCATGTCCAACCAAGTCCGATTCCAGAAATCAAAATCACCAACAAGGCAATGATGGCGAAGATGAAGAACAAAAGCATTGCGATTTGTCCGAGTGTTGATAGTATTGTTGTCATAATTTCCTATTTGAGTCTTGCTCTTTTTGGGGTTTTGAAATGTTATCCTGCCATGTTTTTGGGCGGTGGAGATAAGTCGTTGCCTTTCCAAAGTCAGCATTTTTCCAAGTATTACACATTAAACATCTGCAATTTTCATCGTGCATCATATCCATCAGAGCACTGTCACCGGTTTCTATTTCTGTTTCTGCTGTTTTTGTAATCCATCCTTCTTCTGACTTGATGGGTTCATGCTTCACCAATGTATCGGGGTGAAATTGCCGTTCATTAAATACATTTCCATTAAACCAATCACAAGTAGCAATCGAAATGCCACAATCTAACCCTACCATGCTAACCGTCATCATCGGACCACCCGACTTCAAATAAACCAAGTCCCCTTCTTTGAAAAGTGGTGGCTTTGGAATTCTATAACCATGTAACGGTGTGCAGCCGATATACTCAATATCTTCATTGGCAAAAAGCCCAGCAAGGGAATCGGTCAAATCAATTCCAGAATAAACAGCGAATCTATCCAGTTCTTCTTTTTGAGAGCTTGGCTCTTTGATGCTCCCAATAATATCTAAGATGTTGTCTTTGATTTCATCAAGGGTCATTTGGTACAGTGACCGTGGACAAGATGTTAGCGGCAAATCACGACTATCAAAGTCGGCAAAAATAGAGTATGTTTTTTTTGATTCATCATGAATAAAGATGCGCTCGTCTGTCATTGTTTCTAAGTGGTATGACACAAGGGAGGTTCCATGTTCTTCTTTGAGCAGGTTTATTTCATGTTGCTGCGACTGATAAGGGCGTCTTTGCGTTTTCGTAACTATGTCAAGTATTTTTGAGCGAATTGTGATGTATTTCTTAAAATAATCACTGCCATTGATGACATAAGCCTTGCTCGTCGAATAGACAATTTCCCCATTACTTGCCAATTGATTGATGATACCAAAAACAGCTTTATACTTAGAAGATATGTCAAGTAATCGCTTGTCTTGCTCGTCACCTTTAAGTCCATTTATCATGGCAAAAATTAAAGACTGTAAGTATCGTTTATTTTTCATCATGTATTTACTTCATTTAAAACATTAACATTTGATTCGTATGCGAGGGCCTGCATCGCTGCGTGTAACGGCGCAAAATAAGCTGATTCGTAAGGCGTTGAACGTGTGCCGTTAAACCATCCTGCTTCCATTACTCTATGTATGGTAGTGTAATGCCCAAATTTTTTAAACAGTTTTTTTGATTTGGAGACAGTATCTAAATCTGTACTCTTTGCAAATACAGGACTATATCTTTCATTAATTGCCTCTTTAGCCCGCCCAAAAAAAAACCGATAGAAAGCAATTGAGACATTGACATTTTCTCTTCAAACAATTTCGCTCGCTCCTGAATAAATTTTTCTCGCTGATGGTCTCCTTCTGGAAGCTGCTCACCTTTGCGTCTGCACAAAATCGCTGCCAATGATGGCAAAACCTCATAAGCCCCATTCTCTAACTGTCCGTACAAGTCACTGTACTGGCTTGCTTCGCTAAACTCACCCAACGTTCCGTTCTCCAAATAATCCTCCTTGCCACTGACTTGATTAACAATAACAGGAGAAACTCCATACACCACACCATCAATTTCTATGTTTTCAGCTTCCTTGATATCTGGTTTATGGTCTGTTATTTCGGGCAGTATAGCCTTCCATACTTCGATGGTTTCGGTAGTATTGAACTTTGTGGTTCTTACTGGACTATCAGAAAGAAGAAGAATCATTTTGAATACGCCTACAATCTTATCATTTTTGCTCACTCCCTCCTTTTCCAATCCTTCTGATATTTGAATCAGGCTAATGTATTTTTTAAGGTTCAATTTCTCCAACTCATACGTTATTTCAATAACTTCGTCTGATTCAATCGCCTTGTTGAATACTGTTAATTTAACTGGCATCCGCTTTTTTCTTTAGTTGGTAAAAATCAAATAATGTTTTCGCCAATGCTTCCTCGCTCAAGGCGTTAACTTCTTGGGCTTTCACCGCTCCATCATCAATGGCTAGCTGTTTTGATGCTGCAAAATTATTCTGAACATACTTTTTCATTTGTGGTAGAGAATATTCTTTTACAACAGCTTTCTTTTCTTCTGATTTCTCCTTTTTGGCTTCAATTTTGGCATCCGATACACCAATCAGAGCTACTTTTTTTTTATCTTTTATTTTATCAAGAATGCCCTTGTCTATTTCTCCTCCCTCTTTAATCTTTCTATAAGGATAGATTGTTTTGGGCTTAAAATTCGGGTCCAAAAGCTTTGCAGCTTTCTTAATAGAGCCGTAAAAACTTGCATTTTTTTGACTCGCTGGCTTTGCACTTGCCGCTGCCGTTAGCAGTGCGTCCAATTGAGATAGTATCTTTGTATTATTCATTTTAATCTTTTGTTAAGCATAACTCGACCAACCTCCTTTCAGGTCGAAAATATATCTCATCATTAGTGGGTCGGCTAAATCTGTTGATCGACCAATATTCTTTTTTATATCAGGCTTAGGCGTTGCCATTAGTTTTTCATCCATATCAGGTCTGTGGTTCTTTATCTGTTCCAATTCCTCAAATAATTCCTGTTTATATTCTCCTAAAACCTCACCAGGAATCCACACCTCATTATTATTGATTTTTCGAGCAACTCCAAACCAACATTGGCTTCGTAGATTCTTGTATTCTTGAACCTGCCCCACCTCCTTTATAGTTTTCCCGTTGTTTTGAAAACTCATTGCTCCTGAAAAATACCCCTCATCTCCTTTCAAATATGACCCGATACCATCTGCATCATAGCAGATATTGGAGCGAGGGACGCCGTACTCACTCGCTACCTCATTTAATTTCTCCACAATCTTTCTGCCCCCACACTTATCTATCACGATAATCTTTAACACCTTCCATCCCTGCCACACCCAAATCGTAAACTTATCCGCTCCAAACATTGCTATATCTGTTGTGATATACCTTTGCTCACCTTCATAGATAAATCTAAAATTGTTGGTGAGCATGTCAGTCATTGCGTCATACTCAATTAACCTGGTTGGATCATCATCATAGTTAAAATTGCCATAAAGCAATCTTTGCACGGTAACCATGTCTCTTTCCAACAAACCAAGAATATATTGACCATACCATGTCTTTTCCTCCGATGGGTGAACCTGTAGGTTTTTAAAAAAATAATCTGGATACTTTAGCCAATCTGTTACTAAAGCTTTCACAAATGCCCTGTTGGGTCTATTTTCTTTGATAAATCGCTGATGAACATGATTCTTTAGTGGATTAAAACTCTCCAATATCTTAGCAGAAATAAATCCTAATCGGTGGTCATTTTTCCATCTTCCAACACGAGTATAAATCTTGTCCACCATCCTACTATCAACTTCCTCACTCTGGTCTATGAATCCACCTGTGAAAAGCAAAGAACCTAAACTTGTACCAAATGGATCTGATGGCTTGTATTTTAACTCTATCATGGAAATCTTAGAACCGTTGGGAAAATAGATTTTTCCTTTTTGTTCCTTATATTCTCCTCGCCAATTTTTCGGAATTTGATACTTATCGCAAAACTCCATGTAACTTTCAAAAGTCGTATCCTTGATTTTCTTTATCTCGTTCCTCCCCCAGAAATAATGCACATTATCAAAAGCAGTACACATCGTCCAAGTCCAACCTGTACCAAAAAAAGACTTTCCTCCACCTGCAGCTCCCCCAAATCCAACTTCTTTTATTTTATCATTTGACGAAGCCGTTGGAATGCCCATTGCATCCGCCATAAAATGAGGAAGAAGGTAGCCAAGTGCTACTTCCTGTTTCTCATTCCATTCAATATTGACATTCACTCACTATTTTTTCCTTTTTGAAAATGTTACATTTAAGGGTTCTCCTCCTGTTGAAATATCTACCTTCTTTCCTCCTACCACAATGTCAATAACATCTCTCATTTTTGAGTAATCACCTTTCGCAATGGCTCGTTCGAGAGATCGAATACAAAGAGTTTCTAAACCATCTGGATTATCTGTAAGATGCTTCGCCCTTTCCTCTTTAGTCATTGTCAAAACAAACGACATCACCTCTCTAACTTCCTCTGCTTTATAGCCCTGTCCTTTGAATTGGGTTAGTAGTTTTTTGGGTCTACCATTTGGATTGCCACTCGCTCCCTTCTTAAAGGGCTTTGGGTTATCTGATGGTCTGATATTTTTGTCTCCTCCTGGCATTTCTCGACTGTTTCTCGACTGTTATTTTTGTAATTCAAGAATTTCTCGCTGTTTCTTCGTCTCATCTTTTCCATTGATTTTGACGATGATACCTTCATCTAATCCCAACATTCTATTGATAATCACCTGACAATACAACTCATCCAACTCCATTCCATAACAAGTTCTTTTCAACTGGTGAGCTGCGACCATTGTTGAACCGCTCCCCAAAAAAGTATCTAAAACTACCATGCCTTCCAGACTTGAATTATTGATAAGTTCACCAATCAATTCAATCGGTTTCATCGTTGGATGTAGCTCACTTCGATGAGGCTTATCAAACTCCAATACACTCGTTTTGAAACCACCATAGAACTTATGTATTCCTTCCTTTTTCCAACCATACACAATGGGCTCATGTTGGCAAGTATAATCTGTTCTACTAAAAGCATGCGAATTTTTAAACCAAATTAAAATGTGATTGTCATGCCATCCTGATTTATTCAAAGCATTCAAATTATGTCTTGCAAGTCCACCTCCACTCGCAAAAAACCAATAAAAGGAACAAATATCCTTACACTTATCAATAACATTAGAAGCAACTGAAGACCAGAAAACCTCCATGTCTTCTCCTTTGCCATTATCGTTTTTAATCTTTCTGTTCTTGTCATCAGTATAATCTACACCATAAGGAGATCTGTTATCCAAGATCAGCCAATACATTACCCATCAATAGATTTAAATCATCTAAGTTCGTAGAATCACCACATAAAAGGCGATGTACACGACCATCTTGGCAAACAAACTCCATCAAATCTCCACGACTGACGCTAACTTGTATTTTTTCCGATGGAACAAAACCATCATCTTTTGCACTTTCAGCCTTTTTTTCTTCAAATGGTAATACATCCCATTCTTCAAAATCAATATCATCAAAGTATTCATTCTCTAACTTTTCAAAATCCCACGTACTCGTATCTGTTGTTGCATTATCAGCAATAACAAGGCTCTTTCTTCTGGCATCATCTGTACTCAAATCCTCTCGCTGTATTACAACCAATTCGTCACCGTTGGTTTTGATGACCTTGATAGGGATTCCAAGTTTTTGTGCCTGTTCGTAGGTTCCATTGCCTGCAATAACAATTCCATTGGCATCAGCTAAAATACTCCGCCCAGCACCATTATCTTTTAATGATTTACTTATAAGCTCCTTGTTACGATCACTGTGATGTCGTGGGTTATTTGGATCTATTTTGATAGTTATTTTCTTCTTAGCCATTAGAACAATTTAAATTTAGGTAGGATTAAAAAAAGCGATGCAGTACCTCATCTTAACCACATCGCTTATTCTCACTAATTGCTCACCACATACCCAGCTTAAAGTACCTGGCAAAGAACTACAATTGCAATATAGGATAAAAAAAAGTCATAGACAACTTATGAGATGCAAGTGTAGTTTAAAGAGACAATATAATACACGTATAATACAATTGAACGAAAAAAAAATACGGAGTTCCCAAAAGGAGCTGCGTATTTTCATTAAACCTTCTTGGGTTATTACTAATAGTTAAAGATTGTTTCCTGCCCCTTTCCTGCTCCCTCCATGCCCCTTTCCTTTTGAACCGAAAACTGTATAAAACAACTTATTGTAACGAGATTCAAAGGCAACTCCATACAACTCGCAAATTTCACGAGCTGTGAAATCGTGGATCAGGTAGAGTTTTTCAATTGCCTTGAAGGTTTTAAGTTTGATTCTATCGAACATGATAGAATCAAACTCATCTAAATTCTCATTCCAATTTTTCGACGAAAAGTATGGCTTATCGTCGAAATAGAAGAGATTCCGTCATCTCCGTTGTAAACATAGCCAATTGTTAATTTTTAATGAATAACCACTCTCACCATCTGTCCAAAGGTTTGGTTTGGGTGGTTTTGTATTTATTTCGTTTTTTTGCTTTAAGTTGAAAATAAAAAGCATAACATTATGTATCTGTCTATATTTCGCTACGCTTCATACAGCAGATACATTTATTCATTAGAAGCTATAAAAGACTAGCCTGATAGCTTCCACTTCTGAATCCTTTCTTTTTCAAGAAAGAAAGTACATATTCGGTACAGTCAGATCAGCCCCAATTGCCTTTTCATCTTCCTCAAATAGCCCTAAGTTGGAATACCTCCAATATGTGTATCGAAACATCCCCCAATCCTCCATTTTGTATTTCAAACTTTTCTGCTTCGGTCATATATCTTATAGCTATCACATTTTCCCTGTGATACCCTCGATGTTTCATTGTCCGCATGTTTCGCCACCATTCACTTGCGCATGGAAACGCTGCTAACATTTCAGCGTTTCTTTTTGTAGGATTTTTGTATGCGTAGAAAAGCAAATTTGACTCCATCTCATTGAATCTGTCGAATGGATTTCCTTGTACAAATGATGCAACGCTCATATTTACAAATCTTGCGAATTAAATTTCCTACCTGTTTTCAAAACAGCCTTAATATCTTCGAGTTCGAGATCAATCCAATTTCCCTCATGTTTCATACGCACTTCAACACCATTCTCTCCATTGTAACTAATGGAGCATTCCAAATCGTCTGAAATCAAACTGCTTAGCTTTTCTACCATCTTGTGCTCTGATGCGATCATCTGATTGCCACCCGTAACGATGGCATTCACATGTTTTTCAAGTCGCAATACTTCTGCTGTTCCGTCAATTTCCTCAAAAAACAAAGCATATTGCCCTTTGACCTGAACAGGGCTTGTCCGCCTACCATACACGCCACGTCGGACTCTCACAATCAAATTTCTATCAATCATCCGATGTAGCAATTGTCCGACATGGTGAGAAGCATTCGCATAGTACCAACGCCCGAACTGCTCAACAATCTCGCTTTTCTTCTTATCTCCATCAAGTAAGAATCTCAATATTGCTTTTTGTTTTTCGCTTGGTTTTCTCATTTTTGATTTAGGATAATATCTTGTTTTTTTATCCATTGGTTTCTTGGTCGTTTAGTTTCCACCCTTCACTTTTCCATTTTTCAAAAAGCCAAATAACTGAAAGCTCACCTGCCATAACCCTGATTACCTGTTTATTTTCTTGTAGCATTTGCTCAAATTCCTGCTTAGATTTAAATGGATTGCAACGGGTTTTATAATGCTGTAATATAAATTGTTTGACTGCCGCTCGCTTTATTTTTTTCTTTGGAAATTCCCCCTTTGAATTACAAACACCTATTGTTTTAGAATGGTGTAGATAAAGATTCCATAGAGGCATATATAAATTAGTTTCACCTTTTAGGTATCTATAATGAGCATACTCAACTGCTTGTTTATCTAACTCTTCTTGGTAACTCTTACTCTTTTTCTGCTCCAATACTAAAACCTCTGGCTGTGGGTATGCTTTGGAAAGAACGTCGCCACTAATCTTTCTTTTTTTGTAGGCTTTGTAAGCCGCCAATACACCTCCGACATACTCACAACTCAAAAAACCAAATGGGCGTATCTCGCACTCGAACTCTCTCGCTATAGCTAAGTCATACGCCAATTCTATTTCGGCAAGCGTAAGCCCTCTGTGTCGCCTTCTAAGGTGGTTTAAAAGTTTGATTGTAGCAACTTCATCTGGCAACTGCTTAATTCCAACCATCACAATCACATTCGCAAAAATTTTCTTAATATCCTGGTCACTCGCCTCTCCAATCATAGGACTTTTTTTTGCTTCCAAGATTTCAACCTGTAACCCAGTTAGTGAGGTCGTCTGCATTTGCCCTTCCGAATTTTGTGGAACTATGCTCATTTGCGCCTCCCTCTCTTTTGGTCGCTGAATTAAATTTGCTATTGATTTTGGATCTGCCATTGGTTTTTTGTTTTTTGGGTAATTCTAATTTTATCCAGTTTACGATATTGCCTCGAAGCTCTGAGGTCTTGGGCCAGGTCTTTCCGTTGCCCGCTTGCATCAAATAAAATTTTTCAATCCATTCTTGAAATTCTGCCTTCTCCATCTCCACACCCACAAAGGTTTTGAAAAAATTAATTTTGATGCGAATCCAACTCTCATCCATTTTCGCCAAGTTGATTTCTTCCTCCAAGTTTGAATCATCAATCAACATTTGATTTTTTCTTTTTTGACGCAACTTTTTTGAATTCGCTTGCTCAGATTTAGATTTAGATTTTTTTTCACTCATTTTTTTTTGTGAGTGAGTGTTTTTTTTATCCTCTCTCTCTTTATTATATTCCCCTTTATTATATTCTTCTTTATATGTCGGATTTAAATCCGAGTTTTCTCGGATTTCATTCCGAGTTTTCTCGGATTTCATTCCGAGTTTTCTCGGATTTCATTCCGAGTTTTCTCGGATTCATTTCCGAGTTTTCTCGGATTTGATTCCGAGTTTTGTCGGATTTAGTTCCGCGTTTTTGTTTCCATCTCTCGCCCATTTTGGTAAACTGAATACAGTCTTTTTTACCATCTTTAGCATAACATAAAACACCCTTTTTCTCCAAAGATTTGTATAAACGGTATACTGTATCAGCCTTGTTTGTAAGGCAGGGAATTTGGGCTATTACGACGGTTCTGGATACAAAGTACCATATACCATTACGGTCTTTGCTCACCTTCTCCGCCCACTCTTTTGAGCGGTGTAAAAAGCCAAATAGATAACGTTCTGAGAGCGTCAAATCCCACTCGTCTGCTCGAAGGTTATCTATTACTATTAATCTTGTATTCATTTGTCGGAGTTTTGTCGGAGCGTAAAAATATACCCACACCAGAACTCCGACATAACTGGCATGGGCTTTATTATATGTGTTAACTATTTTCTCACTCTCGCTTTGCAACCGTTTGTACTTGTCTGTATAGCTCTGTGGCTCGTTTCCCAAGTTCCTCAATATACTTGTCCATATCTGTTTCAAAATACGTCTTATCAAGTATTTTCAAGGCTCGTTCTTGGCAGCGATCCGCTACCAATAGTTCTGTCTTTCCTGTCCCTTTTTTGGGCGTTTCTGTGCCTTCTTCGGGCGTTTTTTCGTCGGTCATTGGCTTGACTGTTTATAGGTGAAATAATATAGCTTGGCGCATTGGATATTCTCAGTTATGCGGGTATTTCTATTTTTTCTGTTTCTATATCCAAAGTTTCTGATAACCCACAGCCATTAACAAGGTTCATAATTTGTCCAAAAAGGGTCGTAGTTACTCTTTCTATTTCACCTAAATCTTTTTCTCCTACCAATTGAACTGCTGATTTTTGGCAGGACTGAGCTATGATGTAACGTTGGCGTTTATGATAATCTTTCTCTGTTTCTCTATAACCATATTTATTGGGGATGTAATTGTTATTTGATTTTAGAGATTTAATTTTCTTGAGTTTTGCACCGTTTGCAAGTTCTTTAATCTCAATTTCATACTCTGCCTCCTTTCCAACCACAAACCTTGCTTGTTGTTCTTTTGTTGTATGAAACTGTGCCACTTCACCATTTTCAAAAAACACATCAAACTTATAAATAGTATTACTGTATTTCTCATTATACCAAGATGTTAACTCCTTAATTTCTATTACTTTAGATTTTTTCATTTTAATGATATTTTATTTAGTAAGACTTAAAAAAAGAGGGACGATTTGGTAAATCGGATAAACAAAAGGTGAGTAAGTTGGTAGGAATGTACGTCCCTCTTCTAATCAGACACTAAAAAAAAATGGTTTTACTTACCTTAAAAAAAAGGGTCGGGACTTGTTCCCCATTATGATTTTGCCCGACCCTCAGTGGAAAAAGCTGCTTAACCTAATATAGTTAAACTCATTTCTTGGGGCATGTACTTGGCGCACTTTTGAAGGTGCTCAATCTTCCACTTTCGTCGTTCTTCTACTGTCCAAGTAACACTTCCTCCAAGTGTTTTATGATAAAATAAGGTGTGGGTATATTCTTCTCCGTTTGGGCGTTGGCGTTCTACTGTTTTATGATGGTCTTCAGCAAAGTGGCAAATTGCCCAGTTGTAACGAAGGAAGCTTTCTGTATCTTCGGAAATTCCTTGTACTTGGGTAAGAATGGATTCATCTCCCAATCGAACCGCTTCACAAAACCAATATTGCCAACTGCCATAAGGACTGTTCCGTAATATGTCTGTATTGTAATTACGAATAACCTGTGGGGGCATATTCGTTTCTGTAAATTCGCTCAGGGTCAAACCTCGCTTATTTATCCAAAGGAGATTTTTTTGATTTTTGTCGGAATTTTGCATAGCTTTGTATTGCATTTTTTAAAGTGATAAAATTGTTTTAACTAATAATTTTTGAAACTTAAAAGCCAGTAGTACCAATACTGGCTTTTTTAATTTTAGGCTGTCGCTCTCATTCCCTCCAATCGCTCTAACTCATAGTTGATAGCTTCCTGACGTGCTGTCTCTCGCTCCGCTTCTACTCGCTCAACATATTCCTTCCATACTTCTTTGTCGCTATCTTCCTCTTCTATATATGCCTTCTCTGTCTGATAGACTTTGTAGATTTTTGCAAATTGACCTTTGTTGTAAGCGTCATTGCCTGGCGTACTTTCGGATTTGCGATAAATGATGACATCTTCAATCACATTTCCATCATCATCATGTAAATTGACCTCTACATATTTCTTGTCGTGGGGTGTAATCGTCATATAGTAGCCTATCTGTTCTAATAAAATACCTATGTCATTGTATCGTTGTAGGTCGGCTTGCGTTAAATTGTGTATCATAATAATTGCATTTTTTAAAGTGATAAAATGTTATTTTTCTTCTTTTTTCTCTTGGGCTTCATGCCATGACAGTATCGCATCAAGGGTAATCTCCTTAATCTTCTGGTCATAATACATTTGTACAATGTCTTCTCTACTCAAAACGAGGAAATAAGGCTCTTTTTTTAGTTTTCGTCTAATTTTACTCGCCTTGATGGATAACAATTGATGCTTGCGAATTTCTCCAATGGTGGCGGTGTCTGATAGCCCTTCTTTACGCCACCGATGCAAGGTCGTTCTGTGAATATCTGTTATCTCAGCCGCAAGCGCATCTGTTACAACGTCGCTGTCTTTGTACTTCAAACTCAAGGCTTTTACTGCCTTTCGGCTCTCTTTTACCGCCTCCTTTACTGCGGAGGCTTTGAGTTCCCGCTCAAATTGTGTTTCAAAACTCATTTTCTACTAAATTTTTGGTTCTTTAATGTTTCATTTCTCGGCAAAATGAACGTTATTTGTAGTATATGTGTAGTATATTGTTGTTTATTCCTACACAAATATAAACTTTTTTTAGAACAAACTTCTAATTTTTTAGAATTATTTAATAAATATTTTTTAGAATAATATGAAAGCAATTACAACAAAACAAGAATTAAATGCAAAAAAGGCTGAAAAATTGGAGGCATTTTATTTAAAATTACATAAGGATAAGAAAGTAAAGAATCAAGCTGATTTTTGTAGAAGTATTGGTGTTGGCCCAACCTATTATAGTGATATTATATCAGGCAAAAAATCAACTCCTGACAACATGATATTTGCTATATTGGATAAGTATGGATACAATATCTATGATGATGTATTTGGCTTAGATAATTCTAAAAAAAGTGAAGACATAGTGGTTTTAGAGATACCACAACTCTCAAAAATGGAACAAAGACTTCAACAAAAAATAGAAAATTTGTCCTCCGAAATCAAAGAACTAAAAGAAAAAATTACAAATGTTCCCCAACAGGCGTAGTTAATTATTCACCCCAAACCTATTTACTTATGAAAAAGATTTTATTATTAATGCTTTTAACCCTCACCTGTAGCCTATATGGACAAAGTGAAAAAGAAGGATTACCTATAAATGATGAAACAGGAAAAATTAGTTTTGAAGAAGTTGTAGAAATAGAAGGCAGTAACAAAGATGAATTATATGATAGAGGACGAGAATGGTTTATAACTAAATATGTATCAGCAGAGGATGTACTCCAATTAGAGGATAAAGAAAATGGAAAACTGATAGGCAAAGCAATATCTTCTATTCCATATAAATCAATGGGGGCAAATGCTAATATGCCCATTCGATATACTATAAAAATTTACTTTAAAGAAGGACGTTATAAAGTTGTTATAACTGATTATTTACTAGGTGGACTTTCAGCTAATGATGCCACACCAATAGAAGAAATAGTATTGAATCTTGATAGTAAGAAGAAACGGCTTCAAAAACTATATGGTCAATACAAAATTGGTGTCTTGGATGCTGGCAATGATTTATTAAAAGATTTGAAAACCTATATGTCCAAAACAACTGAAATCAAAAAAACAGATGATTGGTAATCTTTAAAAATAAGGAGCGAAAGGTCAGGAGCTTCGTCGTTACGTCTAGTCCTGCTATCCGTTAATATGCGTCGCTACGCTTTGGCATTCCACTACTATCAGGGCTATTTTGGATAGTCACAACATAAACAAAACCGTATTACTAAACAGACACAAATAAAATCATATTACTAAACAGACATAAAAAACAGACAAGAGAACAAAGCCAATTTAAACCGGCTAAATAATTGATGGAAAGGTTCCAACCACACCCAACTAGACCCGATAGCAGTGGTATGGAAGCAGAAAGGCATTGAACGCATGCCTTCCATAAGAACGGATAGCGGGACCATGCGTCACGACGAAGCTCCCGACCGTTCTCTACTTATAAAATTAATTATTGAACAACTTTTTAAATTGGTATACAACATGGAAACGAGTACTTATCGTACTATTGTACCACAGACATGGTACAAAGTGTGGATTGTCAGCGAAGACTTGACGCCACACGAAAATTTAGAGAATCTTTTTGAAGAAGATTACAACAGGTATTTTCAGGATTTTTTTGATTTCCTAAAAGAACAAGTCGAAATCAACGAACTATTGGGGGAAACCCTCAAAGAAAGATTATTACAAAGCATTCAAAGCATGGGCGACACCATCAAAAGCGGCGAATTTGATAGAGACATTCTATCCTTTGCAGCTTGGTTAGGCGCACAATTGGGCGAAATAGACATTGCACACTTTGAGAGCAAATGCAACAATTTTTCGATGTTATTATTACTTTATGAATTGAGTTGGATTGAGTGATCCAACTCAAAAACGAGAAAAAATATTAAAGGCTTGAAACAAACAATCCCAATACACTAATCTGTATTGGGATTTTTATTTAATCAATATTTGGTCTTACCTCCCCTCAAATACTCCAGTAATTCCATTTTAGAAAAATATAACCGCTTGGAGCGTTTCATAAATGGCAACTCTCCCTTACTTACTTTGCTGTAAATAGTTGGAACGGAAAGTTTTAAAAATTTGGCTGTCTCTTTAACTGTTAG